ACTTTCATGAAAAGCTATTTTATTCATATTTTCCATGATTTGACTTGAATCTATATTCCAATTATTAGAAGCAGTAAATAATAAAGAGTCTAGCATTGTATTTGAATCGTTATTTACATTAGGGTTAAATGGTTTAGTTAAAGAATCGAATAAAGACATATTAGTTACATTCTTGTAAGGTTGAACAATCCACAGCCACAAATGAATCATGAGATACAAGAAGGTTACCATAGAAACGAGGGTTTTGGGGATTATGATATTCATCTGTAGCTGTGTATATAATTTCTAATTTCATTATTTATTTCTTCTAAAAAGTCCTCTTCTTTTAGGTTTTTCTAATTGTTTTAATGTATTCCAACCACCTTGACCATAGCTATTAACATCATCAAGGTTTCTTTCTTGTACATTTTGATATAAAGTTTCAGTATCTGGTTGTATTAATTGATTTTTTAAAGAATCAAGTTGAGGAGAACTTAAAGAATCAGAAGGGTTTTGATATACATTCATTAAAGCAGTTAATAAATTTTGACGTTCATCTCCAGCTCGACTTCTAAAAAATGTTTTATCTTCAGCTAAATATCTTCTAGTATCTTCTCCTTTTTCTGAATACACCCCCGACTCATCAACTGGAACTTCATACACACGACCAAAGTTTATATCTTTTAATTGTCCTCCCTCTTTTCTTCTTTCATAATTATCTTTTCTATATTTTAAAATATCTTTTCCAGATAAATTATAATAAAGATTTTCAAGAAAACTATCTC